GATGCATGGCCAGTTACAGTGCTATTTATGGTTTACTTACAGCGCTTGAAAATTATTTAAAACGTTGTCTGGAAGATGATAGTGATGACATTCTTCTAGATAAAGCGGGAATTGTTGTGCTCAGCAGTAGTGATCTTAAAAAAGATCCTAATGGTAGCTCAGTTGGTATTTATCTGCATCGTATATCAATAGACCCGCATGGGCGCGGCCGTTACTTGCCTTCTTCTACTACATCAGGCAGTGCAAAACCTGAACTTCCTGTTAATTTACACCTGCTCATTATTGGATGGGCACAAAATGCTGATAAAGAAGTGGATATGCTGGCCTGGGCAATGCAGCATATTGGTGGAGGCCTTGAACTGGATAGCGCAAGCCTGATCGAACGTGATAGCAGTTGGGGTGAAGATAATGTAGTACAAATTATCCCAGAGGATATGACCACCGAAGATCTATTACGTATCTGGGAAAATCTTCCTCATAGCTACATGCTATCGACTCCATACGTTATGAAAACTGCTCGACTTGAAGCACCTGACTGGTCAGAAAGTCATGCGCGCGTAGGCTCTGTTATCACACCTGTTGGGGGAGAAGCGTAGCATGAGTTTACGACATAACTTCCAGGTGTTTGAAACACAGGCAAGGTATGCTAGTGACCTGGTTCACTGGGTTGAGGGAAGTGGTCCTGTGTTTGATCAGCCGCGCCCACTTGCGCATGCACTTGAAAACACGCTCGAAATTAATCTTCTTGATGCACCTTTGAAAATCGATCCAGAAAGCATTTTATTGACCGATCGTACCCCCTCGGACTTAACCCTTACACATAAAACGGGTGTAATGATTTTATGGCGGCTCAATGCCAATGACAGTAAAACTTTAATTAGTGCGCATGCAAAAAATAGCTCGGCTGATGCACGTACAAGACCTCTAGAAACAGCTTACAAAGTCAGCGGTACAATTTCTGATCAACAGAAACGAGTTAATCCACGTGAATTTAATCTTGTAGATGTTGGTAACTTTATTGATGTAAGTGATCCGCTTGCAAAAGGACATGAAGTTAAATTATACCGTTCCCCAATGGGCACACAAATGGGTAGCCTTGGGGGGGTGCAGGGGCGTATCCAGTGGGATACAGGTGAGATTGCATCCTGGGCCATTATTACCTGTGAAGTCACTTTAAAGCATACCACAGGCACGCATAGTTACAGTGCTCAGGCGGATATCAATGGCGACTTTCGTCTGGCTTTTGCATCTTTACCTTTTCCTAAAAAAGAAGATGATAGTAGACCACCTTATGCCTGCACTCTCACTGTGTCTGCATTGAAATCGGCAAGTCAACAGAAATGGCATCAACCCGATGATTTTGTCACAGCTGAGTTAAAGGAACTTGTTGGGGATGATGAGGAGGGCGAGGATGAGGACGAAGATGAGTTTAGCGAAAGTATTGATTTTGATTTTTTTACAGGAAAAATCCAGCGCTTAAAAAGCATGGGTTCAGATGCATTTTTAATTATTAAAGAAACTGAGTAGTTTCATTAAATTTAATAAAATTTTAAACCAGAGTATTACAACCAGGAGCATATAGTCATGCCAGAGTATTTAGCACCAGGGGTCTTTGTTGAAGAAACGAGCTTTCGCTCAAAATCTATTCAGGGTGTTGGCACAAGTGTCGCTGGCATCGTGGGTCCGACGCGTACCGGGCCATTACGGGGAACACCGGAGGTACTCACCAGTTACGGGGATTATACCCGCGTATTTGGTGATGCAAACCCACTTAAGTATGGTGATACTGAAGTTCCTAACTATACCGCATTTTCGGCAAAAGCTTTTTTTGATAATGGCGGTAAGCAGCTATATGTAACACGTATAACCAGGGAAGTTAATAAATCAGGTGTTGACGGAAATGGTAGTACAGCCATTTCTGCAACACGGGTTGATGCAAATAACAAACTTACATTAGGCAGCCGGTTTCCAGGTGAGATGGGTAGATATACACTGGAGTTGCGTTGGCGGGAAAGTGAAAACCTTTTGAGTTTTGAAAGTACAACCATTCCACATGAAAACGAATTACTGTTTTTCACAGCAACGTTTAGTACGGTTGCAGAACTCCATGATGACTCCACTGCCGTAGTAGATGATCTGCCAATTACAGTCAAGGCCGTAGTAAAAAATGTTGGCGGTACTCTAACGGTTGTCAATGGTGCAGTACTGGATGGTGATGATGCAGATATTTCAGCAAAGCTGGGCCCAGTACTAGTGGCTGAATTACCAGCCGTGAGTAATCTTACGCGGGTCACTGTAAAAAGTCCCGCCAGTGGAAAAGTTACCGATGGTACCCATGCACATATTAGCCTGAGTGAACAAAGTGATGTGAGCGCATACACAGGTGCTGCACATTGGGGGTCACTAACCACGCTGGTGGGGACGTTTGAAAGTGATGCAGATGATAATCCGCAGTTTAAACTGGAATCTGATTTAAACGAAGGTGTAGGGGCCGATATTACCATTCCACTGGTCGCACTGGCGGGTGCTGATACGATAACCTCAGCCATCGTACAACGTAATTTTGATTTAGATGTACGTACAGGCGGTATTAATGGGGAAGTGATTTATAGTATTGGTGATATCTCAACCTCTGTTACCGGTGATAATACCCTGGCTAAACGCCTGCCAAAAACACCTTCAAGTAGTGATGCTAAGAGAACCCAGCCGATTTATGCGAATATTGCTGATAACCCAGGTGATGACGGTGTTTTTAATGCATTGTTTAACCTGTTTGACCCTGGTGCAAAAGAAGGAAATTATTCTCCTGTTAAGGAACCCCGTTACATTATTGAATTAAATAAAGTGGGAAGTGATGGTAAAACGCCTGTTACAGGAACTTTTACTGATGCTTCTGATGGTATAGCCCCAACTGATGCGGATTATCGCGGTGAGATAGATGAGGTAAAAGGTAATACCGGGCTTTCCAGTTTTGAGCAGGTTGAAGATATTTCAATTGTCGCTACGCCTGCAGCGGCAGCACAAACTTCCACACACCAGGCAGTGGTTGCAGAAGTACAGGCGCATTGTCGAAAAATGCGTTATCGCGTCGGTGTAGTGGACAGCCAGAAAGATATGTCGATTGCAGATATTCGTAACTTTGCCTCTAACTTTGATGACTCACGCCTGGCTCTATATTACCCCTGGGTTGTTATGTCAGACCCCACTGGCGCAGCGACAGAGATTAGTGTTCCACCCGGTGGTTTTGTTGCCGGTGTCTATGCGGGCACAGATGTTACCCGCGGTGTGCACAAACCACCGGCAAATGAAATTGTTATTGGTGCGTTACGCTTTGCACAGGAAATAAATCAGTTCCAGCAGGAATTACTCAATCCAAATGGCATTAACTGCTTACGTTCATTTCCTGGGCGAGGCCATCGAGTCTGGGGTGGTCGCACACTGGCGAGTGATCCAGAATGGAAATACGTAAACGTGCGCCGCTATTTTCTTTATCTGGAACGTTCCATTGACAAGTCTTCACAGTGGGTGGTGTTTGAACCCAATGGCGAATTACTCTGGCGTAATGTGCGCAATACTATCGAAGATTTTCTCTATAACGAATGGGCCAACGGACGTTTGCTTGGCAGCAAACCCAGTTCGGCATTTTTTGTGAGATGCGATCGAAGCACCATGACCCAGGCGGACCTGGATGAAGGCAGACTGGTTTGCGAAATCGGGGTTGCTGCATTAAAGCCCGCAGAGTTCGTTATCTTCCGTATTGGTCAAAAGACCGCAGACGCTTAAACCATTTTTTGAGGAAATAGAAAATGCCTACATTACGTGAAACACCTTATTCAGCTTTTAACTTCCTGGTTTCAGTGGGAGAGAACTCAGGCAAAGAGTTTCAGGCGGGTTTTGCCGAAGTCTCAGGTTTAAGTGCCGAGGTCACACTGGCTGAATATCGCAATGGAAATGAAAATACAAATTATCTGCGCAAGATTCCTGGCATTAATAAATCCGGGGATGTAACTCTAAAACGTGGGGTGATTGGCGCAACCAATTTATGGTCCTGGTTGAACGAGCTACGAGATGGAAAAGTTGATGATGGAAAACGCACGGTGACGGTTCATCTGCAAAGTGAAGACCGATCAGAAGTTGTGGTCTCCTGGAAACTCACTAATGCCTTTCCTTCCAAATGGACGGGACCAACCCTGGCGGCTAAAGGTGGTGGTGATGTGGCCATGGAGGAGCTCGTTCTGGCGGTTGAGTATATTGAAATGGATGAGCAGTAGGGTAGAAAAAAATGTACCTGGCTGATCAACGCATTACGCTACAGGCTCGCCCTTCGGCACAGCAAACCGCTATATTTGAAGTGGTGATGCTGGGGCATTGTGGTGGCAAGGCTGACTTAAGTCAGTTAAGCCATGATGCACTTGCACAAATCAGCTCCCTTGGGCTGGTTGAACAGGCCGCGGAGATTAAAGCCATTCAGGCAAAAATTCTGGCGGCTGAATTGTCTGATACATTACTGGGCGAAAGTGAATCGTCAGGGGCATTAATGGCTGAGCTGGGTCGTCTTGAAAATCTTTATAATATTCCGCTGCCGATTCTGAGCCTGGCAGATTTTCAGGCTTTGTTTCCACAGGCGACACAGAGGGGCGCTGCCTATGAAAGTCAGTTAGCGGGTAATGAATACTGGCTGCCCAAAGCGGTTGCAGATTTTTTTAATGATAGTGAAGCTTTAGCAACCGGAGCAAAAAAACTCTGGCTGATTCGAGTGAATGAAGTTGATGGGCAAAAGGGTTTTTTACCTGACGGTGACTGTGATTTAACTGACATTAGTGGTTTACGTGGATTGCACCTGGCGCTATTGCCTCCCGCAGCCGGCTTAATCACTATGCCCGACTTAGAGCGATTGCAAATCCCACAGCAACTTCCCGATATCCCACGTGTGCGTCTGGAAAATCCCGCACCGGCATTTCTTCCCTGTAGTCAGGAACAACCCGCAGACGATGGTCACCGCGAACGACGCAATTCAAATGAAATGCCAGAATTTAGTGAGCCCTGGTCGACTAAAAAAATAGTCGCACATATTCTCCAGCCAATTCATAAATATCGACCTGATATGCAATGCTTATGGACAATGGGACTGGAGTACGATAACAGTCGAGGCACACCGGGATTATCAACACAGGCTCTGGATGACCTGAAAGATTTACGTGAAAGCGCAAACTATCGCCACGGTTTACATCGCATCCAGTTTATTTTTCCTTATCTGCGAAGGGATACAAAAATCTACAGTGCCAACGGATTACTGTCTGGTCTGATTGCAAGCCAGAGTGTGCAACTGGGAACCTGGCGATCGGTTGCCGGTGTGGCTTTAGCGGATAGTAGTTTGCCTTATCCCATGATTGATCATCGTCAGGCAGCTCAGTTGCGCGAAAGTCATGGCCTGGGTTTAATTGTGCGTCAGGCGGGTCGAACCTGCCTGGATGACGAACGTCTGGCCGGTTCATACATGCCCAAGTTTGGCCAGGCTTCCAATGAGAGCAGTGCACAACGTTCAGGCGAACTGGTGCGTTTTATGGGGTTTTTACAACGCAAATTATTGCGATTAGGTGAGAGCATTCTGTTTGCGATGGACCCACTTGATCCGCGGCCGATGTTATTACTCGAACAGTTTTTTGATCGCCTGCATGAGCAGGGGGCATTACGCGGTGGGCTTGCCAGGGATGCTTACAGCATAGAACAAATTCCCAGCGCCGAAAATGTCCTGAAATATGAAATTCAAATTGCCCCGGCGTTTTCAATTGACCTGATCCGTCTGAGCTTTAGTCATCAACAGGGTGAGAATACCCTGAGCCTGGAGTGGGAGGGAATTTAATGCAGGAATTTATTCCCTATCGATTTGAAGTTAATTTGTTTTCCGACTCAGGTATGTCTGAACTGGTTTGCGCCGGTGCATTTAGTGATGTAACCGGTCTTGAAGCGAGTATGAGTCCAGTAAAAATGAAAGAGGGTGGTCGCAATTGGGGGGAGGTTCAGCTTGCGGGTGTGACGACTTTTCCAGCCATTGTTTTAAAGCGTGGCATGACCGATGTTGATGATTTATGGAAGTGGTTTGAGTTTACCACTCTGCAGGCAAATTATGGTTATCGATTACAGGGAGAAATACGCGTGTTATCTCCAGAAGATAAAAAGAAAGTATTGCAACGTTGGGTACTTAAAAATGTAATGGCTACAAAATTTAAAGGCCCGGATCTTTCATCCGCAGCAAGTACGGTTGCAATAGAAGAGTTACATCTTGTGCATGATGGTTTAAGCCTGACTCGACCTGGTGCAGCATCCGCTAAAAAAGGAGTGGTAAATGGCTGAAGCAAGTCAGGTTCCGAGTTTAGCTAAGGCCAAACTGATTCCCCTGGATGATAAAGGGGCTGAAAGTGATGAGTCAAAACACATTAAGGTACAGTTTAATCCCTCATCATTGAAAGTGACCCTGGCAAATACTTTGAAAGCGGACAGTAAAAGTAAAGATAGTGGCACCGCTGCACAGTTTGTGGATAAGTCTTCATCTTCATTATCAATAGAGCTGATGTTTGATACCACCATTGAATTTGATGGTGTAAAAGCCAATACCGATGTGCGCTTACAAACACAGAAAATTGCCGAAGCCTTTATGAAACCAATTGAGGGGAGTGACAGTAAAATGCTTGCACCGGCTCGTTGTCGATTTCAATGGGGCGCATTTAAGTTTGTCGGCATGGTGGGATCTTATAACGAAACCCTGAATTTCTTTTCACCTGAGGGAATTCCGCTTCGTGCAAAATTAAGTCTTTCGCTGAAAGAAGATAAATATCAGTTCGAACGCGATGAAAAGGTAAAGGCTAAACGTGGACAGTTACCCAATTTTAGTAAGGCACCCAAAGACACAAAAAAGAAACAGACCGGTGATGCGCAAACTCTAAATGAGACCTTAAAAAGTGAAGATAAGGATGAAGCAAAATTTAGAAACACCGCAATGGCCAATGGCGTAGAAGATACTCGACAGTTAAATTCTCAACCTTTGCAGGTGGCTAAGAATGATCCTGTCATTCCTGAAACCCGGCAGATGGATGGAAGTACCGCCAGCCCCGGATTTAGTCAGGGAAATTCCGCTGCACTTGGTAGTCGTATTCCCGGTGCGTTTAGTCAGATTAATAAGGCCAGTAAACAGATTAAGCAGGCTGAAAGTCGAGCTCAACAGGCCAGGAAAAAAATTCAACAGACAAAAAAACGCTTACAAATCGCCAGCAAACGAATTCAGGATGTGAGAGATAACTAATGCCAGTCATTATAAACCAGCTTGATGCTGAAATTACCGAACCCGTTGAAGTCAGTCCCGAAACTTCGGTTGAACCGAGCATGGGCAATGCCGAAGCTGCCGATTGCTTTAGCAGCCAGATGGAATTGATGACGGAGCGTGCAGAACGTTTGCAGGTTGATTAACTATGGCTGAAGCAGCGGTAATAAGTGCACGCCCACGCATCTCGATAAATGGCGAGAGACGTGCCGATCTGGATGAAGCGGTATTACAGGCATCAATACAGCTTCCACTGGCGGGTCAAAGCAGTGCGGAAATTAATTTACAGAACTGGGGGCCCTCGGATTCGGGTGATGGTGAGCCGGGTTTTCGTTTTACCGAGCTGGCCTTTGGGGATGATCTGCAAATCCAGATGAGTGAAGAAGGCGATGAAGCGATTTTTACCGGGCAGATTACCGGTATTGAAGAACGTTATGGTGATGGTGCGCCGCACCTGATTATTCTGGCGGAAGATGCATTGCATCGTCTGGCGCGACAGCGGCATAGCCGAAGTTTTGATGACACAACATTAGATCAACTGGTACAGAGTATTGCGGATGAAGCGGGATTAAGTGTGGATATAAATACAGGTAATGCCAGTGGGCAGTGGTTGCAGTATAACGAAAGTAACCTGGCTTTATTGCAGCGTTTATTAACACCGATTGCCATCTGGCCCAGACTGGAAAATGGTGTGTTACGCGCCAAGCCGGAAGAAGCAGATACATCACCGGTGATTGTTAGCGCACAGGATGGTGCATTGCAGGTGCGCATTATTGCGGATCTTAATCGACAGCCTGTAGAAGCAAAAGTGCTGGCCTATGATGCGGAAGCGGGTGAACCGGTGGAAGCCAGTAGTTCCGAACCCGGTGGAAGTCCATCAGGGGATACTGCACGAGATACGTTACAACAACTAGGCTGGGAAGGTAACTCAGTGTTTCCGCAACCCTTTGCACACAACCAGGCGTATGCGGATCTATTAGCTCAGGGGCGGTTTCAGTTTCAGGCCTGGCGTTTTTTACACGGCGATGTGGTGAGTAAAGGCATGCCGGAATTACGCAGCGGAAAAGAACTGGAGTTGCGAGATGTATCAGAACGTCTTGCGGGTAAGTATCGGATTACCCATTGCTCACATCGATTTGATAGTAGTAAGGGTTACCAGACGCATATGAAAGTTAACCGTGCTGACTGGGAGGGCGCATGAATATTCCGCACTCACCCGGGCAGTTAAATGCGTTGCATATTGCCACCGTACTGGATAATCAGGACCCGCAGGGGCGCGGTCGAATTCAGGTGCAATTGCAAACCACTGATCTTCAGTTATGGGCACCGGTCATGACCGCTTCCGCAGGGCAGGGTTATGGTATTTCATTTTTACCTAAAGTGGACGAGTTAGTGATACTGGCATTTCTAAGTCCGGAAATGCCAGTGATTCTTGGCGCATTATGGAGTGGTTCAGATTCACAGCCAGAAGATAGTGAGCCGGTTGAACAACGTTATGCGATTCAAACTCCATCGGGTTTGCAGATGACCTTTGATGATGAGAATGGCCCAAATATTGAAGCAAAAACACCCAATGGTTATCGGGTGCAGATTACCGATGAGGATGGCGGTGAAATTCAGATTGAAAAAGGCTCAGAAAAAATTTCACTGACCAGTAGTGGTATAGAAATTAAAGCTGCAAGTAATATAAAAATCGACGCGGCGCAAGTTGATGTAAAAGCGCAGCTGGTAAAAGTGGATGCAGGCATGAGCCAGTTTTCTGGCGTGGTGAAGTGCGCAACATTGGTCACTGAATCTGTGGTTTCCCCCGGTTATACAACTGGAGCAGGTAACCTGTTGTAATGGATATTTAAAAACATGCAAATGAAAAGACAGAAATATACACCGCTTATATGCGCTCCTTACTACAGCGATGCTCGTCAGAGTGGTGCGGTATTGCATCGCTATCTTGATGATCAGTTTATTCCTCGTTTTGCCAACCAGGCACAGGCGAATCAACTTTCCCAGGACAGTCATAAGTGGATCGATGAAGATCGTTTTGTGGATAATAAATATCCCAGCCTGCGATTACCTTTGCATCGCACCTTTTATGTTCTATGTTGTGAAGCCTGTTGTAATGCACCAGGACAACCTGCACTGGACCCCTCAAGAATTGAGTCTGCGGGGTTTGTGATTCGCCAGCAGGTAAAGGGAAATGATTTACGCTGGATGCAGCGTGACGGTTTAGATACGGGATGGGAAATTCCACAAAATCCGGGTGTTGATGAGCCGGATGAATATCGTTATCTATTGAACAAAGGTTATCTTGAAGCGCGTTCACCTGAACCGGCTTATAGTGGTGAGGTGACCTATCCACTCAGTCCAACTCTGGTGCAGGATAAATTATCAAAACCCACTCGCGCACATAATTTACTTTATGGATTTGTGCCTCTGGGTGGGCAGGGTTATTCATCTGCTTCGTCGGATGATAAACCGTCATTAAACGAAGTGATGAGTCAGTCAATCTGGCCGATCGGTACTTACCAGCGTTCTATCTGGGTTGAAAATAGCAGTAAGCACAGCGGTCACTTAATTCAAAGCGGTGTTGTTCAACAGGCCGGGGCTGAATTACTTGCACTGTTATTTGAGCGCTTTCATATTCTTGAATCAGATAACAATACTGAAAACGCCGAGTTAATTAATTTATTAAAAGATATCAAACCCTACTGGGGTAGTGGCGGCGGGCATGATCCTGAGGATTATTCTCAGGCTTATCATCTGTATGAATATTTACGTCGTTATCGAAACAGAGTAGATGACTGGCTTGCGGCTTATCATAATTTTGATAGTGATTTAAATCTGGCAAATAGCAGTGCAAAACTGCACAGTCGTTTGCAGCTTTTTATTAGCGAAGATCAGGCCAGTGATTTACGTCTGTTACTCGCAAGGCGTACACAGGGCGTTATTGAGCTTGCATTGAGCGATCTACCCGAGCCCCGATATCACCGAGATGGTCTGTATTACGCAAAAACATTTCTACGTTATATAGATGAAAAAGGCTGTGCAAAAATTATCTGGGGTCCATCAAGTGTTCCATTTAGAGTGGCGGCGCCTTTCGATCCGCAAGCTAGTCGTCCACAACTTATTCAAATGCCTAGCCTGGATGATTTAAAACGGGGCCTGGCAAACGGGGTGGTTTTACGTACACCTAAATCTTTATCCGATGTGATTGAACGGATTAAACCGGATTTAGGTGATCCAGGTGAGCGCCCTGCAAAAAGTCGCGGCGGTGATGGGGGCTGGATGTATATTTTTAGTATTCCCATTATTACTATTGTTGCGATGATTCTGCTTATGGTGGTGGTGAGTTTATTGAATTTTATTTTCCGCTGGATTCCCTGGGTTATACAGCGTATTCCAGTACCGAAATGAAGTATAAAAAGTTTTCATAAATAAAATAAATGTATAAAAAATCATAACAATTTAAATGCATATAAACAAATAAATAGAGACGTGTTAAATGAATAATGAAATAAATAAATCATTTTCACCCGTTCCAACTAGCTGGCCACTTGGCGGTTTAAGTAAAGAAGGTTTCACACCTGCTGGCTTATATTGTTATACCGAAGGTAATGAAAGTATTCGTGAATGTATCTGGAATATTTTACTCACCCGACCCGGTGAACGTTTAATGCGTCCGGAGTTTGGCGTGGGGTTGCGCGACTTTGTGCATCATCCGAATAATGAAACGACACGTCATCTTATGGCAGATGTTATAAAGAAGGGTGTAGAGCGTTGGGAAAATCGTATTGAACTCAATTCAGTAGAAGTCAGCGCCGACCCGTTAAATCTGGCACAGGTCAATATCACATTAAATTATAGTTTGCGAAATAGTGGTCAGGCTGATGGTCTGAGCTTTAACATGAATATGGACGGCTAAACAATGCCTTTACCTATACCTAATCTGGATGATCGACGCTTCGAAGATCTGGCTGCTGAGGCACAGGAACGTCTGTTAAGGCAGCTGCCGGATCTTGCGCAAATATCCCCCGGTGATCCAGCTTTTGTGATTACCGATTTATTTGCCTGGATGACGGAAGCCATTCTTTATCGAGCCAACCTGATACCTGAACGGCAAAGGCGTGCTTTTTTAAATTTACTACAGTTGCCGTTACAACCTGCACAACCATCACGTTCACTGGTCAGTGTCGATGGTCCAAATTCAAGTAAGTTGCCCAGCCTGCTGGCGGCGGAATCCGCATTTAAAAGTGCAGGTGCAAACTTTTCAAGCTTAGGTGAATTACAGCCCACGCCTTTATCAGTAGACGTATTGATAAAAGAAAACCTGAGTGAAGAGCAACTCGCTGAACTGGGCTTATCTAAAGCTGCTTTAAGTACCCAGTATGGTGAAAAAAATATTGCCACCTTTCGCCCCCGACATTTACCCGTGGGTGAGGGTGATCTTTCATTACAGAATAGTCTGGATCATGCGTTTTATCTGTTAATCAGTTTACCTGCGCGTATTCGTAATGAACGACAAACACTGATAGATAACCTGGCGGGTGTTGTGCTTAATTTTGGTATTGCACCCAATGAAGATAAAACCGCCAGTGCCTTTCCTGCAAATGATCTAGAGGAATTAACTGCGCGACGTTTAAGCTGGGAGTTAGCCTGGGTAGATAGCAGTAGCGATAAACTTTATTACCTGCCACTGGAAGTGCTGGATGACAGTTCTATGGGCGCGCGTCAGGCGGGTGTGGTCAGGGTTCGTCTGCCGGATAATGCGAGCAAGTTACAGGCACTACAGGAAGAAGATTATCAGTTTGCCGGTAAAGGCATGTATCCACCTGAAATACCTGCACATATAGAAGCAGATCAGCTGATGTTCTGGATACGTTTGCGTTGTGTCGATGAACCTGAATTAGCTTTAGGTTATCTCGGTATTAACTGTGTTGATGTTATCGGTCAGGCAATTGAACGGGACATTATGCTGGGTATAGGCGATGGTAATCCTGAGCAGTCAGTACAACTTCCGCATCCGAATGTTGACCCATTCAGTATTGAAATTGAAGTGGAAGAAAACGCGACCTTTGAAGCCTGGCAAAGAGTTAATCATTTCGGAGCTGCAAATGCAGACTCACGTGTGTATGTACTTGACCCGATAAACGGGGTGATTCAATTTGGTGATGGTGTGCGGGGTAAACGTCCATTGCCAGGACACGCCATTCGAGTGGCTTACTATCGTCATGGTGGTGGAAGTGAGAGTAATCTTCCTGCAGGTTCAATTACCAAGCTGGCAAATAAATCTTCTTTAAAAGTACGTCATGAGTGGCCGGCGACCGGTGGTGTTGATGCGGAAAGTGTCAGCGAAGCTGAACAGCGCTTGCCTGCTTTTCTCAGTCATCGAAACCGTGCAGTGAGTAAGGCGGATTTTAAAATGCTGGCGGAGTCAAACCCGGTAAATGCGGTTGCCCGAGCTGAATGTGTACCGGGTTTATTACCCGGTGCAAAAATTGAACTGGTGCAACGCGATATACCCGGTGTGATTAGTCTGTTTGTGATGCCGCCAAAAGATCCAGCTGTGAATGAAGCAGCACGTCCGAGTAAAGGTTTGCTACGGGATATCTTTGATTATTTATCCGAACGAATATTACTGGGTACAGAACTCTATGTGCTTAGCCCCGAATTTGTGCCCATAGCGATTTCCATGACACTGCAGGCGCAGGACGTGACCATGCAGCAGAGTGTAGAAAAAGCCGTAGAGGATAGCCTGGTAAATTATCTTTGGGCGTTAGCACCGGGTGGTCCCACCGGTGAAGGCTGGCCACTTGGTCGGGATATTGATCTCGATGAATTACGCACCCAGGCGAGTCGAACCTCAGGTGTTTTAAGTATTAGCCAGATGACATTGTTTTATTTTGATAGCAGCAGATCTGAATGGCAGTCTCTGGCAAAAGGCCAGACATTTACCCTGCAGGATTATCAGCTGCCACAGCTTTCAGCAGTTCAGGCCCGCGAAGATAATCAGACGGGTAGTGCAGACCTTCCATTACCCGCTGGCTTAACCCCCAGCGATAATGCGCTGGATGAAAACGGACAAACCGTTGAAGCCATTCCGGTTGTTCCACCTGGTTGTGATTAAGGAGTCAGGAAAGTAACTATGGCGAACCAACAAAAATTCTTTCTTTATTCGGAGCAGGACGACTTTCAGGAACAGTCGGGCCGAGCAGAGTGGCGAGCTGATGAAAAAGCATTGATGCTAATGCAGAACCAGCAGCCCCGTCTTATTGAGACAGAATGGACGGAAGCACATAATGCCTGGGATGCGTCTGGGCCTGTGGTAGTGGATGCCTTTGGAGCTATCGGTGAACTGATCGAAAATGATATGGCCCTTGGGTTTCGAACTCACTGGCAGGATGCGCCAGCGGTGATGGAAGATGAACACAGTCAGGCGATTCGACTGCAAGAAGGTGTGTTTACGGATTTGCATTTTGGTGGTGAGAGTCGACTCGCTCTGGGTATCAGTGATGAAGAGAGTAGTCATTACCGACTGGGTGTGTTTCATTTACGTAAGCGCTGGTTCGAAACGATTGCACTGGCTGAAGCCCCCGTTCGGGTCTGGACCGATGCCCAGGATCAAACCTGGGTTTTAAGTCAGAACAGCGTTTTTTTATGTGCCGGTCAACCGTTGCCACATCATTATGTAATTAAAACTGAGCGCTTTGAACCTGAAAATATTAATCCGCAGGAATTACGTGTTATTCGCCAGATTAGTTTACCAGAAGAAATAACACAAGCGCTGGCGATTTGTGAAGATGGTTTACGTTTGTATGTGCTGGCTGAAGTGAATGTTGATGATGTGAATCAGCAAAAGATATTTACCTGTTTAATGTCTGAGATAATTGTAGAGGCAAATCAATGGCAGGGTTTTGAGTTACCCGAAAGTGTCGGCTATGCCTCAGATATGTACCCTGTCGGCGCTGATCGAATTATACTGATGTTGCCTAAACCAGCGGAGATTTTAGATGAGGATTATAAAAAACGCGACTGTCCCGTTATTCAATTCAGGCAGAAAATAAATAATTCAGGGGAGGTGACGCAAAGCAGGTTTGAGCTAGTATTAGAACGTTATCCTATGCTTTCACAACTCAGGTCGCGTTTTGTAAGTAGTGAAGATCGCAGGCTGCGTTACCTTTCAAATGATGGACCGCGGGAATTATTTCCCCTTGCCCAGGCTAGATTTTTTCAGGATGCGAAATTTAATTTACGCAAGGTTCTCGACTCAGGTATACCGGATACCCAGTGGCATAAGATTGTAATGGACGCCTGTATTCCCCGTGGATG